TCAGGCCGCTAGGCGGCGGCGTCGAGCCTCTTCCGCGCTGCCAGGATGCAGCCGCCCGAACTTCACGTCGGCGATGCGGCCCTGGTTCACGTCGAACCTCGCCGCAATGCGAGAATACATCTCGCCTGCAGCAAGCCTGAGGTGGACCTCGACGGCTTCGTCGAACGTCAATTTATGGGAGGTTCGGAGAGGGGTACTAGCCATGAAGGGCTCCAAGAAAGAGCCCTGAGAAGCTTGACAGAAAGCCATGACCGCATGAGGATGCGGCGTCACCATGACATTCCGCGGGCTTCTCAGGGCTACCGCGGTTTATGGAAACCGGGGCCTTGCAGGGCTCCGGTTTTTCCATGTCGGGAATCTGTCCCCGACCGGCATATATTCCGCTGCCGCTGCTGCTAGGTCAAGTACAATCGCCGGAGTTGCCGTTTAGACGGCCGCTGACTGGGCATAACGCGATCATCCGCTACCCTGACTACCCTCAAACCTTGACCGGCCTCAGAAGTCGTCTATAAAGCGCCGCGCAGAACAGAGTCGGAACGCGCTCGTTCGGCGATGCCTAGATTGACTAGCGATTCGCTTTGGCCTTGTGCAGCACGGTCACCTTGGCCATGCCCTCGCCGGCCAAGCGCTCCTGGTTGGCTGACTTCGTGTAGAGCTCGGCGTGTTTGATGTCGGTGTGGCCGAGGGTGTCCATGATCTGCCGGGTCGTGGCGCCGCTGTCGGCGAGCATGCCGCCGAGTGTCTTCCGCAGCCCGTGCAGCGTGCAGCCCTTTGGCAGGCCGGCCGACTTCGTCCAGTCCGCCATGCGACCCGTCAGGCTCTTCGGCGAGAACGGCTCGCCATAGGCCGTCTTCAGGATCGTCGGGCCCGAGAGGTCGGCGGCGTCCAGCGCCTCGCGCAGCATCGGCGTGACCGGCAGGCGCAGCTCGCGGCCCGTCTTCACCTGACGCAGGGTGACGGTGTCGCCCCGGATCGCGCCGACCTCGAGAGCGGCGACGTCGCTGCGGCGATTGCCGAGCCAGAGCGCCAGCACATAGCAGAGCCGGGGCGTGGTGCCGATCGGCCAGCGCGTCTCGAAGCGCTCGCGCTCGTCATCCGTCCAGGCGCGCCAGCCTTTCATCGTCGGCCTGTAATTGAGGCGATAGCTCGGATCGGTCTCGATCCATTCCTCGTCGAGCCCGACCAGGATCATCTTGCGGATGATGACCAGCAGATGCCGGGCGGCGTGCGGTGTCGCGCTGCGGTCGGCCAGCAGGGCTTTGAGGTGGCGCCTGCGGAGATCCGCGAGCGGAGCCTCGCCCCACTTCGTCGTCACGCCTTCGGCGATCGGCGATTCGAGGAAGGCCTCGGCGATTGCAAGCTGCTTCTGCCGGGTGACGGCGTCGAGCTGCTGCCACTCGGTCGTCTTCGTCGTGACGATGCGCCACGCCGCGCGCATGGACCGGGGCGCTGCGGCGCCGGGATGGGCGATGACCTGCGCCTTGCGGGGCGCCCGGCCCTCGACGGCGGCGCGATAGGCTTCCTCGAATTCAGGATGGCCGGGAGCGTGCGGGAGCGGGACCGTCTTCCCGCCGCGGCGGAAGCGCCAGCGCTCGCGGCCGTGGCGATCCCGGTAGGGCCCAGCATTGGGATGATCCTGGCTCATGGCCGGGACGCTAGCAGCGTCAGCTGGCCTTTTCAAAGGCGGCATCGATCGCGTTCTCGCCGGCGGTTTCGAGATCGCTGAAGGCCATGTCGAGCTGCACGCGGTCCCATACGACGCGGCCGTCGATCCGCTTGCCGCGCGGCATCCGCCGATCGGCAACCATCTCGTCGAACTTGGTCGTGCCGACGCCGATGTAATAGGCGGCCTCCTCGCGGCAGAGACCGCGCGGCACCCATGCGACGCTGTCGAGGCGACCGGAGGCGCGGGGCATCAGGAGAGCACCTCGTCGATGTTGCGGCGTTCGATTATGAAGCTGTAGGCGACCACCCATGGATTGTTCATCCATGCGTCTTCGCCGTTGATGCTGTTCCAAAGGTTGGCGTAGGCGGTGACCGGCGACTTGCAGGTGATCTCGCCTTCTTCGTCGAACCCGCAGTGATAACGCCCCGAACTCAGGCGCGTGACGCCCTCCGCGATCGCATCCTCCTCGCTGATGTCCTGGAGCCGCTGGACGCGGACGTCGGTGACCAGCAGCGTCATCCTGCTCGCCGTGCGCGGCATGAACCGGCCGAGCCGCTTGTGCCAGCAGATGGTGCCGGGATCCGCGCTGTGCCGGCCGAGCCGAACCTCGCCGGCGGGCTGGTCGAACGCGATCACCTCATCGGCGGGGACGAATCCCCATTTCTGCCGGCCGCGCTTGGTCTGCTCGCCCTCGACCGGCGCCCAATGGCCGCGCTGGAAATAGGATTCGCGCACCCAAAGGCGGTCGCTGGGCCGGCAGGGCGTCAAGCCGAGGTGGCGGTTGTATCCGCGAGACCCGTGCTTGCGCGCATAGATGCCGCTGGCTGCCCACTGGTTCGGAAGGCCAAGCCAAGGCACGTCCGGAGGCGCAAACCACGTCAGCACCTCGTCGTGCCCTTCAAGGGCGCTCTGCCATGCACCCTTCAGCACGCGTCGCGTCTGCGTCTTCGTGCCGGCTCGCAGGGCGGCGACCATGGGCGCGCTGAAGGGAATGGGGCGGCCCGTCATGAGTGCCTCCGCGTGATTTTGCGCGCGCGCTTGGCCGCGGCCTGCTTTTTGGCTTTGGCGTTGTTCTTGCCGAACGAGCGACCGCGATAGCTCGGCAACTGGCGCATGCGGTGCGGCATCTGGGCAAAGGCAGGGCTTGCGGGCGGCGTGACGTCAATCGACGAAATCCTCGCCAGCATAGGCGTCTGCGCGCTGATGATGTGCAGCACCTCAAGCTTCAGGCGCGGGCGCCAGATTTCTCCGGTCCCGCCACGGTTTTCAGCCATGGCTGGCCTCCCTCTGCCGCTCCATCTGGTCGGCCGCCTGATTGGCGCCGAAGCGGAACTCCTCGATTAGGATGGTCGCCAGTTCACGCCAGGGCGTGTCTTCGCGACAGACGCTGGCGGTGGCGCAGAGGGCCGTGTGTCCCATGACGCGGGCGAGCTGCTGGATGGCGCCGGCGAAGTCGCCGCCATCCGCGGCCTCCGCCTCACGCAGGCCCTCGATCGCCGCGATGCCCATGACGCGCAGTAGGCGAACCATGATGCGCTCTTCGGCCGTGGCGGCCGTGTCCGCCCATGCCTGATTGCGGACCATCTCGGCGACGTAGTCTTCGAACTGCTCCCCGCGGCTCTCGCCGAGAAACTGCGCCAGCGCTGGCATGGGGCGCGCATGGCTCCCCAGCGCGCTCCTCCGCTTCGCCTCACCCATGGCGCACCTCCGGCATCGCGTCATGCGTCACGCCGTCCAGGAGGCGGCCGGCACGGGCCTTGCCCACGCGGAAGACACCGAAGGCGCCGCCGGGCTTCTCCGCCTGCCAGTTCACACCGCCGCGCGGCGATGTCCTGATGCCCCCGTCGCCATCTTCAAGAGCGGCGGTGTGGGGTGACCACTCCCCCCACTGCTTGAAAAAGAACGCCGTGCCGGCGGCGGCACATTGTTCGCGGATCGAGCGGGCCCAGTCCGGGCGCATCGGCCGGGCGTTCGGGCCGCTCTCGCCGCCGACGATGATCCAGTCGAGCGGCGCGCGGACCGAAGTTGCAACTGGGTGCGTGCCAAACGCCCCGTATGCAGCGACCTTAGCTCCCTGACCGATCGGGATTAGCGCGTCTCGGAAATCGATCGGCCCGAGCAGCGGCTCGGCGCTGACGAAGCGGATCGCGGCCGGGGTCGCCAGCAGATCGGGGATGCGCTCGTCGGCGCGGCGCTGGTCCTCGGCGCTGACGCCGAGCCAGACATTCGGAAGCACGCGCAGCTGGGGCTGGTAGTTGGCGAGCAGGTCGCGTTCTGTCGCTATCTCGACCGCCCGCTGCCAGATCACCGACATGCTGTCGCAGATGCCACCCTCGTGCCGCACCTTCTCGAAATAGCCCCGCATCCGCGCGCTGCGCTTCGTCAGGATCTGGAATGTGTGCTGGGGCGCCAGTGCCATCACGGCGAAGACGCGGTCGATCCACTCGTCGGGCACGTCCTCATGGAAGAGGTCGCCCATGGAGTTGACGAAGATTCGGCGGGGCTTTGTCCAGCGCAGGGGCTGGGTCAGCGTCGCATCGGAGGCGAGCGCGACCTTTCCGGTCCAGACCGGCCGGCCCTTCACCGTCTCGACCGTGCCGGCATAGAGCGTCGGCCGGCCGCTGCCTTCGCTGCAGCGGAGGATGCGGGCGGCCTGGCCCATGGCGTAGCAGTTGGTGCAGCCGGGCGAGACCAGGCTGCAGCCGACGACCGGATTCCATGTCGCGTCCGTCCATTCGATGCCGGTGTGATCAGCCATGGGCTCGCTCCTCGCTGACGCTCGGAGCGGGACGCGGCTGCGCCCGCTCGCGGATGTGATGATCGATGCCGTCCAGCATCCGGTTGGCCGCCCGCGCCGAAAAGAACAGCGGCGCGTCATCAAGGCGGGCGGCCCAATAGGCGCGCTCCTCGTGCAACTGCTTCAGCGACTGCCGCGACCACGGGATGCCGCGGCGAAGCGATTCCGGCGTCTCGGGCGCCTTCGGGAAAAGCTCAGCCATGGGCTTGCTCCTCGCTGACGCTCGGAGCGGAGGGCTCCAGTGTCGGGCAGGGTGTGCCGGTGGTTTTGCCGGCTGGATCGGGCTGGTTGAGTTGGGCTGTCAGCGATTCCATCATCAGGATGCTCAATGCCTGGGCGCCTGCAAAAAAGGAGGCGCGGATCTCGGCATGATGGGCCGGGTCCATGGCGCGCTGCTGCTCGGACGTGAAGCGCTTCGTCAAAAACGCCTCCCACTGCTCGTCTAGCGGAGTGGGGCAGTCGCTCATTTCGCGCTCCTGCAGGTGAAGAGGCCGGTGGTGCCGCGGGCGGGGTCGGGCTTGCAGTCGCCCCTCGGCACGAGCGCGACGGTGGCGACCACGAGGGAGAGCGCCAGCGCCGGCAGGCCGAACAGCATCAGCGCCGTCCAGAGCCAGGCGGCGAAGGACGGGTCGGCTTTCGAGAGGCCGGTTTCCGCCTCGATCTGCGCGGCTCGCGCCGCCAGGGCGGCGGCCTCGGAGCCCGCGCGCGCCGCCAGCGGCACGAAGGCCGCGCGATCATTCCGCGCGAGATCCTGCAGCGCCGCAGTGAGGAACCCTTCGCGCGGCGCGGGCTCGATCGCCGGGCCCTCGACATGGCCGACGATGAAGCCTTGCTGCTCGCCCTGGAGCAGCACCAGATGCGGCCAGGGCTGCTTGCGGTGGGTGGCGCTCCAGCCGAGCGCGCCGAAGCACTGCTTCTCCGGCATCCAGCGGAGCGTGTAGACCGCGCCGTGTCGGTCCCGGCCGAGCCATTGGCCGGTCGCGCCGGCATCCGGCAGGCCGGGCGTGAGGGGGATGGAGAGGGGGCGGGTCATGCTCGCTCCTCGCTGACGCTCGGAGCGGGAAGCGGCGGCTCCAGATACTCTGCCATGACGAGATCGAAGCGGTAGGAACTGTCGAGGTTCCGCCAGATGTCGTCGGAATGGCCTGAAGCGGCCTGCGCCTTGCGCTCGGCGACGGCATAGGCCTGCTCTTGTGCGGCAAGCTGGGCCTCCTCCTGCGGCGTCATCGGCTCAATCAATGCGTCGATTTCAGCGCGCTCGGCCGTTCTTTCTGCTCGGCGCTGTGCGCGGTCCATGCCATGCAGATTGAGATACTGGTTCACCGAATCGTCGACGAGATCGGCTGCGTCAGCGAGGATGATCGCTGGCGCATTCAGCGCAGCGAGCCGTGCCAGGCGCTGAGACCGGCGCTCGATGCGGGTGAGAATGCTGATGCTCATGCGCTCTCTCCCACGGCCTGAAGGTAGAGATCGAGGAGGGCTTCTTCCTCGGCGCGCTCGTTGGCGTCGCGCTTGCGGATGGCGACGACCTTGCGGAGGATCTTCACGTCATAGCCGTTGCCCTTGGCCTCGGCGTAGACTTGCCTGATGTCGTCGGAGATCGTCTTCTTCTCCTCCTCGAGGCGCTCGATGCGCTCGACGATGGATTTCAGCTGGTCGCCATGAACCGGATCGTCCATGCCGCTGTCGGTGTTGGCGGGGAAGGGCATCAGCCGCGCTCGTTCCCGTCATGCTCGCCCTCGTGGCGAGCATCCACGCCTTGCGGCGCGGACGGAGAAGGCGTGGATGCTCGGGACAAGCCCGAGCATGACGTGGTGGGCGCCGTGGTGATTCCGCTCGGCAGCCTCGGCGCGAGCCTGTTCAGCACCTCCTCGACGGAAATGCAGATATCGGTCGCCAGAAGCGCCATCAGCTCGGGCTCTTCGCCGTCGCGCGTGAGGACGATGCAACGCTTGCCCTGGCCGCAGAACCATCCGGCTTCGAGATGGGCCGAGCGTCCGCAAGGCAGCAGCAGGACGCAGGTGTCTGCCCACTGCATCCCGCGCAGATCGCTGAGAAAGCCGCGCGCCGCGATGGGATGGCTGATCAGCAGATCGCGGTAACGCGCCGCCGACCAAGCCTGCCACTCCGGATCGATCTCCGACCATGCGAAGCCGGGAACGCCGTTGGGTGGGTTGCGGAAGTCATAGACCTCGTGGCCGGCGGCGCGGAGGCGGTTGACCAGCTGCGGCTGCTCGGCATTGCGCCATGACGAGCCGAGGTAGATCCGGCTCATCGTCCGTCCTCCTGCAGGGTTTCCATCATCCGCTGGGCGGCGTGGGCGACGATGGCGCGCAGGTCGGTGCGGCGGGCGTCGAGGGATTCGCGGGTCGCGGCGAGGCGGGCCGTGCGGGATTCGATGCCGGCGATGGTGCGGGCGCAGTCGCGCAGGGCCGCGCTCTCGCGCAGCAGGGCCTCTCCCAGCGCCTTGCTCTCGCGGTCGAGCACCGCCAGCGCCTCCTCGATCTCCCGGAGCACGACATCAGCCGGCACGGGCGGCGGGGCGCGGCCGGCGAGGGGGCCCGCGCCATAGAGCGCCTGCCCGGTCTGCGCGAGGGCGGCGCATTCGCGATCCTCGTACAGGCCGGGCTGGCTGATCGCCGTCAGCAGGCCGCGCTCCAGCAGGCCGCGCACCGTGACGTCCTGGACGCGCTGCTGCGGATAGGAGCGGCAGCGCCAGTGGCCATCGGCCTCGCGGATCAGCACGCCGGTGTGGGCGAGGCCGAGCGCCACGCGCATCGCCAGCGTGATCGGGCGGTGCTGCGGCTGGCGGGAGCGGGCCATGGTCCGGCTCTTCGCGAGAGGGTCCGGGGCGGCGCTCATGACCGGGCCTTGCCGCGACTGCGCGCCAGCTTCTTGGCGGCCTCGAAATGGACGTCGATCTGCTCGTCGGTGAAATCGAGCAGGAGGTCGGCGCGGGTGACGCTGCCGTCTCCGGCGGTGTGATGGATCATGAAATCCGCCATGCGGGCGACGACCGCGGCATCGCGGCGGGGGCTGACGGGGGCGGTGCGGGACGTGCCGAACGGGGCGACGGAACTGGCGATCATGAGCGTTCTCCGATGCTGGGAAGGGGTGGCCCGCGCCGGTGATGACGAACCGGCGCGAGCGAACGGGTCAGGCGCCGGCGGCGATCGAGGCGGCGAGCACGCCGGCGACGAAGAGGCCGAGCGCGGTGAGCTCGATGGCGGTGCGGATGTCGCGCCGGCGGATCAGCCTCTGCGCCAACGTGCGCGGCGTCTCGTCCTGCGGCATGCGGCGGCAGGAGGCCGGGAGATAGATCTGGGACGGCGTGAGCATGGCGGCCTCCATCGGGTTGCGATGGGTAGTCTGATAGCATTACCCGTTTCGGGTAGTCAACCCGCAACGGGTAACTTGCCGCCGCTGCAACTCGGTTTATGCTGCTGCAACCGGGAGGATGTGGACATGGGCATCGGGGCGAAACTGGTGGGGCTGGGGGTAGCCGCCTTTGCGGGCTATCTCGTGATCGCGGTGGCGCGGGATCCGCGCCCGGTCATCGTCGGGCCGGCGATGCCGACGGGCTTCGCCGCCGCGTCGCCCGGCGCGGGGAGCGTCACGACCGCCTATGAGCCCACGGGCACGGTCAAGGCCGTGCCACCGGCGCCCGTGCAGCCGGCGCGGCCGGTCACCGTGATTCCCGAGAGCCTGCGCAATGCCGAGCTGGTCGACCTGACCGTCGTCCCGAAGATGCGCAGCGGTTCGGCGGTGGCGGTGCTCGGGTTCAAGCTGAAGAGCCGGGCCGAGGTCGCGCTGAAGGACATCGCGATCCGCTGCGAGTTCTTCGGCGAAAGCGGCACCAGGCTCGCCGATGTCCGGCGCGTCGCCTATCGCACGCTGCCGGCGAAGAAGACGCTCGCGATCGACGAGCTGAATTTCGGCTTCGTCCACAGCGAATCGCGCCAGCTGAGCTGCCGCGTCACCGAGGCGCAAACGGCCTGATTTCAGCGCGCCATGGTCATGACATAGCGATAGGCGCTAAGCAGCTCGACCTCCTGGGGCGGGGCGTTGTGGCTTTCCAGCACCCAGAAGCCGGGCTTGGGCGAGCGGCGCAGCATCTTGATCATGCGCTCGCCCTCGACCGTCTCGACGATGCAGTAGCGGTTGACCTCGTCGCCGGGGCGGCGCGGCTCGCGGCGATAGATGATCACGTCGCCGTCGATCCATTTCGGCCATTGCGATTCGCCGCGCACGATCAGCGCGCCGAGCCCCGCCGCATCCGGCAGCTCGATCTCGCCGACGGCGTCATGCCCCGCCGTGTCGCCGATCTGCTGGACAGTGGCGCCGGCGCCGACCGAGCCCATAATCGGGATGCTCCTGACATCCCCGCGCATGTCGCCGATGCCATCTACCAGCCAGGCCTTCGAGACGTGGAAGAAGCGTGCGTAGCGGGCACCGGCCCGGCTCAGCCCCTTCTCGCCGTTCTCATGGGCCGAGTAGGTCGAATAGGCCACGCCCATGGCCGCCGCGGCTTCGGCGGCTGTGGCGTAGTTCGCCGCCTTGCGTGCGGCCTTCAGGCGGTCATGGGCTTCCATGCACCGCTTGTACCGTTTCGGGTAACCCGAAACGGGTAAGCTGGCTTGACGGTATCTACCCGTTTCGGGTAATGCCGGAATCATGGACATCGCATCCCACCCCCGCACGGCCAGACTCCGCCGCGCACTGGCCCTCTCGCAGAGCGAGATGGCGGAGCGACTCGGTGTCTCCCAATCCACCGTCGACCGCCTCGAAAAGGGCCAGCGCGAGACCGGACCGGTCTCGCGGCTGCTCGACCTGATCGAGAGCACGCTCGACGCCCCGATCTCTACCCCGCCCGACGCGCCTGCGTCCGGTGGAAACGCTGCCCTCGCTTCCACCGGGGTGCAGCCATGAGCCGGCGCGAGGCGTGGTTCTGGCGGGTCAAGGCGGCGCAGCGCGACCTGATCGCGCAATGCGGCGGGGTGGTGCGGGCGGCGGAGATCGCCGGCTGCTCGGCCTCCTGGGTGGGCAAGTGCAACACCGCCAATGAGGATGCCTTTCTCAGTGCGGCGCAGAAGCGGGCGCTCGAGGCCGATGCCGGCGAGCCCACGGTCAGCCGTGTCGAGTGCGAGCTTCTGGGCTTTGGTGTGGTGGCGCCGGGCGGCGCGGCGCCGGCTGCGACCGGCAACGCCTTCTCCGCCCATGCGCAGCTCGTCGGCGAGTTCGGCGCGCTGCTCTCGGGCTTTTCCGAACGGGTGCGCGACGGCGATTTCAGCCGCGGCGACGGCAGCGCCACCGACCGCGATCTCGCCGACATCATCCGCGCGGCCAAGGATTTCCGCCTGATGATCGCCGCCCATGCGGCGAAGGCGGAGGGCGCTTCGCCCTCCTGAGACGCCCTGATTTCGAGCTTGCGCGCCGTCTTCCGGCCCCCCTGGGGCGGCGCGCGAGGCCCCGGCTCCCGCGGTTCCAAGTCCCGAGACCCTTGGACCCCGCGGGGGCCGGATGTCCCTTCAACCGGAGAGCGCCATGCGGATTCTCGACGCCTCGACCATCGGCAAGGTGAAGCGCCCTGCGAGCCTGGGCCCGGTCTCCCAACTGCAATGGCTGGAGATCGCCAGTCTCGTCGTCGATCCGCGCTACCAGCGCGGCATCGCAGTGGCGGGGCGGCGCAACATCCGCACCATTGCCGAGCGCTTCAGCTGGAGCCGCTTCGCTCCCGTCGTCGTCGCGCCGACCGAGGGCGGCCTCTATGCGATCGTCGACGGGCAGCACCGCACGACGGCCGCGCTCGCGATCGACATCAAGAGCGTGCCCTGCCTGATCATCCAGGCCGACCCGACAGAGCAGGCGCAGGCCTTCCGCGCGATCAACGCGCAGACGACGAAGATCAACACCGTCCAGCTCTACCATGCCGAGCTTGCCGGCGGAGACGAGGGCGCCGTGGCGATCGACGCCCTCTGCAAGGGCGCGGGCATCGTCATTCCGCGCTCGCCGACGGGCGCGCAGTTCATGAGGCGGGGCCAGACGCTGGCGGTCGACGCGCTGCGGCGCCTGACCAAGGAACGGCGGGCGCTGGCACTGGCGCTGCTGCGCGGCATCCTCTCTCAGTCTCGCGACGGGACGAACCTGTTCCGCTCGGTGATCATCGACGGGTTGCGGCTCGTGCTGATCGAGCGGCCGGCCTGGTGGCGCGACGAGGCCGCCTTCATCCGCGCGCTCGATTCCATCGACCTATCGGAAGAATGGAACAAGGCGGGCGCGCGCAAGGCCGTGCAGCCATCGCTCTCCATCAACGAGGCGATGGCGGCGCGGCTGATCACCGTGTTGCAGCCCAAGCTCGGGGCCGGCAAGCCATGAGCGCCGCATCCCCGCTCTGCGACAGCTTTCACATGGTCGAGCGCTCCGGCCAGCGCCGGGCCTGCGATCTCTGCCCGCCCGTCTGCCCGGACTGCCGGGGGCAGGGGTTCCGGATCACCACCGACGACGGCACGCGGCCCGCCTGCATCACCTGCGACGGGCTGGGCTGGCTGAGGCCGGGACGGGGCGCGCATGACCGCGCGCTGGCGGAGGTGGCCCATGGCTGAGCGCCAGCGCCAGTTGAAGGCAATCCTGCGCCTGCCGCATCTGCAGTCTGTGCCCCTGCCCGATGGCGGGGTCGTCGGCGGCGCGCTCTGGCGCTCGGTCGCGACGCGCCTCGACGAGATCAGCGCGCATCTGCCGAAGCGGATGGAGGGGCGCAGCCTGTTCGACAAGGCGCTTGCCGACTTCGTCGCCAGAGAGATCGCAGGCGTCGCGGCGGAGATCCGCGCCAACCTCGCCCTCGAAGAGCAGGACGCCTGCATGCGGAGGTGCCGCCGTGGGTGAGACGCTGGAATTCCACCCGCTGGCGAACCTGTTCCCCCTGATCGAGGGGCAGGCGTTCGACGACCTGGTCGCGGACATCGCGGCCAACGGTCTGCGCGACAAGGTCGTCATGTACGAGGGCAAGATCCTCGACGGGCGCAACCGCTATCGCGCTGCCGTTGCGGCCGGGCTGATCGACCCCAGCGGCGAAACCGAGATGGGCGACTGGGATCCTCGCTTCTTCCGGCACCATCAGCCGCGGAAGGACGGCGACGCGCTCGCCTTCGTGCTGTCGCTCAACCTGCACCGGCGGCATCTGACGACGTCGCAGCGGGCGATGATCGGTGCCGAGATCGCCGGGATGAAGCGCGGCCGGCCCGGTGAAAATCCGCCATATGGCGGATTATCGGTCACCGACGCCGCTGCCCGGCTCAACATCGCAGAACGGTCGATCGAGCGGGCGCGGGTCGTGCGCGATCAGGGCGTGCCGGAGCTGTCGGATGCTGTGAAGGCCGGGACCGTGACGGTTGCGGCAGCATCCGACCTCGCCACGCTGCCCAAAGACCAGCAACTAGCGGCGCTGCGCTCGGCCGATGCCGATGTGCTCTATAAGGTGCTGGCTGAGGAGCGGGCCCGGAAGCAGGCGCTGAAGCGCGAGCGGCGCGACGAGCGCGAGGCGCAACTGGGCGACCGGATCGCCAGCGGCAACGCCGCCCTGGTCGCGGCGGGTGCTGCCGGCAAGAGCTACGGCGTGATCTACGCGGATCCGGAATGGCGCTTCGAGCCCTATTCCCGCGAAACCGGCATGGACCGGGCCGCCGACAACCACTACCCGACCTCGCCGCTCGACGTGATCGCGTCGCGCCCCGTGCGGGCCATTGCGGCTCGCGACTGCGCGCTCTTCCTCTGGGCGACGCGACCTATGCTGCCACAGGCGCTGACCGTCGTGGATGCCTGGGGCTTCGCCTACAAATCCTGCACGGTCTGGGGCAAGCGGCGCGAGGGCGAGGCGCGCGGGCCCGGCTACGTCTTCACCGACGAAAGCGAGCTGCTGCTCTACGCGACGCGCGGCGACGTGCCCGCTCCAGCGCCGGGCACGCAATGGCCCTCGCTGATCATCGCGCCCGTCGGCGGGCATTCGCAGAAGCCCCACCGCTTCCGCGAGCTGATCGAATCCTACTTCCCCAACCTCCCCAAGATCGAACTCAACGCCCGCGAACAGTTCCCCGGTTGGGACAGCTGGGGGGCGGAGGCACCGGAGGCGGGGCTGACCGAGCCGATGGGGCGGCCCGTGGCGGGGGAACTCGACGAATGGGCAGCGCACGCTGCGGCTGTGGGTTTGCCGGCGCTGCCGGTGCGGAGGGCGTCATGACGACAGCGTGGAAGCGCCGCTCGACCAAAAACAGCGTCAGCGTGGACGTGGATCTCTGCGACTTCGACAGTGATCAGTTGCTCCAGGCGCTGATTGATGGCGGCGCGATCAGCGAGGGCGAGGCTGCCGCCATCAAGGCGCGTGGTGGCGTGCGCGATGTCCAGAAGCCGTCCGTGATCCGCGTGCAGCCTGACTATGTCGACGACGCCTGGAACGAACTGATCCGGGGCCGGAAAGGCGAGGCGCTGCACCACATCGAGCGGGCGCTCGGCAATCAGTGGATTGGGCGGCTGTCATGAACAGCGGCCTGATCATCGATTCCTTCGCCGGCGGCGGCGGGGCTTCCACCGGCATCGAATGGGCGCTCGGGCGCTCGCCGGACTTCGCCGTGAACCATGACGACGAGGCGTTGCTGATGCACGCCGCGAACCACCCCGACACGGTGCACCTGAAGGAGAATATCTGGAAGGTCGATCCGCGCGCGCTGACCAAGGGCCAACCCGTCTTCCTGCTCTGGGCCTCGCCCGATTGCCGGCACCATTCCAAGGCCAAGGGCGGCGCACCGGTCTCGCGCTCGGTGCGCGGTCTTGCCGATGTCGTGCTGGTCTGGGCCGAGACGGTGTCGCCGCAGATCATCCTGCTGGAGAATGTCGAGGAGTTCGCTCAGTGGGGGCCGCTCGGCGACGACGGCAAGCCTTGCCCGGCGCGCAAGGGCGCCGAATTCGCCCGCTGGGTGCGGCATCTGGAAAAGCTCGGCTACGCCGTCGACTGGCGCGAGCTGCGCGCCTGCGACTATGGGGCGCCGACGATCCGCAAGCGCCTGGTGCTGGTCGCCCGGCGCGACCGCAAGCCAATCCTCTGGCCGGCACCGACGCATGCCAAGCCCGACGACCCGCGGGTGAAGGCCGGCGTGCTGAAGCCATGGCGCACCGCGGCCGAGATCATCGACTGGTCGCTGCCTTGCCCCTCGATCTTCCTGACACGGCCGGAGGCGAAGGCGGCCAAGCTCCAGGTGGTGCGCCCGCTCGCCGACAAGACGATGGCGCGCATCGCCCGGGGCTTCAAACGCCATGTCCTCGACCGGGCGGAGCCGTTCGTCGTCACGCTCAACCATGCCGGCGAGGGCTTTCGCGGGCAGGGTCTCGGCGAGCCTTTCCGGACCGTGACCTCGGCGCGGGACGCGCACGGCCTCGTGACGCCCTTCGTCAGCCATGCCCAGCAGGGCGGGCGCTCGCGCCCGGCCGATGCGCCGCTGCACACCGTCTGCGCCTCGGCGAAGGATCAGAACCAGATCCTCGCGCCATTCCTCGCGGTGAACCGCTTCGAGGCGACCGGCCAGTCGATCGAGACGCCGCTGCCGACGATCACCGCCAACAGCTTCATCAAGCGCCCCGGCGCCGGCGGGCCCCTCTCCGCCGTGACCGGGTTCCTCGTGCCGCGCTATGGCGAGCGCCCGGGGCAGGAGCCGCGTTCACGCAGCGTCGAAGAGCCAGCGCCCGTGGTGGTGCCGACCGGGAACGGCGGTGACCTGGCCGCCTGCTATCTGGCGCAGCAGAACACCGACATGATCGGCCACGATGCCGAGACGCCGCTCTCGACGATCGTCGGCAAGGGCTGCACCCAGACGCCTGTCATGGGCTTCCTCGCCAGCCTGCAGAACAACACGGCGCGCGGCGCCTGCGACGAGCCTGTGGGCACCGTGCTGGCAGCGGGCAACCACCACACGCTGATCTCGCCCTTCGTCACCAGCTACTACAGCGAAGGCGGGCAGGATTCGGCCGCTGACGCACCGATGCCGACCGTGCCGACGCGGGCTCGCTTCAGCCCCATCACGCCGGAGATCGTTCTTCCGCCTCTGACGCAGGCCATGGCGGAGCGGGCGCGGCAGGTCGCTGCCTTTCTGCGGGCGCATGGAGCCTGGGACGGCCCGGGCGAATTTGTCACGCTCGGCGACTTCATCGTCTGGGACATCGGCATGCGGATGCTGACCCCGCGCGAGCTCGCACGGGCGCAGGGCTTCCCCGAAAGCTATGACATCACCGCCGGCGGGCGCCTGACCGAGACGGCCCAGCGCCACAAGATCGGCAATTCGGTCTGCCCGCCGCTGGCGGAGGCTGTGGCGCGGGCGAACTGCATCGACGCGCTGGCCCTGCCCGATGTGCGCCGCCGCAAGGCCAAGGTCGCGCCTTGGGTGGGCCTACCGCCGCGGCCGGCGCAGGACGCTTTCGCCGGAGTGTTCGCATGAACGGCGAGCGGATCTCCATCGGGCAGCAGCTCGAGGCCGTGCGCTTCGCGGCCGAGCGGCAGGCCCTGCTCAACACGGGCGTGCGGGTGAAGGACGAGCGGCCCGAGGCTGTGCGTGATTACGAGCTGCAGCGGCTGCTGGCTGCCGTGGAGACGCTGACCTGGCTGAAGGCGAATGCCGACAGCGTGAAGGCCGCGCACGCCGCCCTGCGGGCCGGGCGCGAGGCAGGCGACGGCATGGGAGGCGAGACGTGAGCTTCAAGCTGCTCGTCCATGCCTGGGATGCCGAGGTGCCGACGCAATCGCACCGGCTCGTGCTGATGAAGCTCGTCGACTGCTGCGACGACGACGGGCGCAACATCTTCCCCAAGATGAAGACTGTCGCGGCGGCGGCCAAATGCTCGCACCGGCACGCGCAGCGCGTCGTGGCCGAGTTCTGCCGCATCGGCCTGCTGCGCCGCGTGAAGGAGGGCGGGCGCGGGCAGGACAGCGCCGCGCATTACGAGATGGATCTGGAGATGCTGACCCGGCTGCGGCGGGCCGAGATGTACCCCGCGCTGCTCGCCGCGGCGAAGTTCGAGCCGCTCGGCGAGGAGGGCGACGACGACCTCTCGGATGCCGGCGACGAGGCCGCCAGCCATGCGCCGGGCGCATGCGACGAGCCGCGCGCAGAGGCCGATTCGGCGATTTCCAAGGGTGACACACGGTCACCCTTGGAGCCCTCTAGGGTGACATGGGAGACAGCCAAGGGTGACAAGCTTTGTCACCCCCATAGAGAACCCCTCAATAACCCCTCAGTTGAGAGAGAGGGTGCGCGAGCGCAGGTAGGCATGCCAGCGAGCGAGGGCGAGCCCGACGCAGGCCATGCATCCGGGGAAGGGCAGAACCGGCCTCCTGCGACGCTGGCCGACTTCCGCGCCGCCTATCCCCATGCCGGCGCCGACGACCAGGCGCAGCTCGCCACGGCCTGGGAGGCGCTGCGCTTCGCCGAGCGCTGGCCGGCGATCGACGGCATTCCCGGCTTCCTCGCCGAGCGGAAGGCCGCCGGGCTGACCAGCCGGCTCTCGGCGCCCAAATACCTCTCGGGGCGGAACTGGCTGCATGTGCCGCAGAAAGCGGCGCAGCGGGAGAGCGCGGCGCAGGCCTCGGCACCGGTCGTCGTTTCGGCGTGGTCGCGCGACTGGTGGCTCCTGCTCCACGACCGGATCAGGGCCGGGCGCTCGCCCTCGCTGTGGGTGCAGCAGGCCGAGAGCGGCAAGGCGATGTCCTCGACCGGGGCCGAGATCGCCGCCGCCGGCCAGCGGATCGGCGCCCTGCAGCCCTATCGCTGCGACGGGCCGGAGATCGAGGCGTGGCGGGACTGGCTGCGCGTGAAGGGCGCGCGCATCCCGCCCTTCCGGGGCGAGTTCCGCGTGTTCCTGCCGGGCCCGACGCCGCCGGGTGGAAAGGCTGAGGCTGGCGATGACGAGGTGAGGCTCTGATGGGCAATCGGAAGAACCGCGAGCGCCCTGCCGAAACCGCTGTCCGCACCTTCGTCGAGACGATGAACCCGGCGCCTGATGATCTCGACCCCAACCTGCATTGGCTTCTGGTCTGCACCCGGCCTCGTGCTGAGGCAAAGGCGGCCGAGGGGCTGCGCGCGGCCGGCTGCACCGTGTTCCTGCCGACCCGGAAGCGGGTGATCACCATGGGGAAGCGCCGGATCGAGAACGATGTCGCGACCTTCCCCGGCTATCTCTTCGCCGCCGGCGTTCCTTTCCGGACCGTGGCCCATGACCATGTCACGGCGGATCGCAAGGTGGTGACGGTGAACGGGCGGCCGATCGACGACATCCGCGATATCGACGGGGTGGTGCGCGTGCATGGCACCGAGCGCGGCTGGCTGCGTGTGCCGCCTTCCATCATTCGTGCCGTGGCTGAACTGCAGAATGCGCCCGAACCCAAGAGGCCGGCCAACCGCTTTCATCCCGGTGACAATGTGCTGGTGATCTCCGGCCCGTTCATGGATTTCTTCGCGGTCGTGGTCGACCAGGTCGGGCAGCACGAGGCCAAGGTGCTGATCGAGATCATGGGCGCCGAGCGTGAGGTCTCGCTGGGGATATCGCAGCTCGACGCGGCGTGAGCATGGCGGCGCGCTTGACTCTGCAGGCGCGAATCGGACTCAGTGGGCGCACGGTTATTCCGGTAGTGTGATCGCCCTTCGGGGAGTTGTATCTCACGGAACCCGCGCAAGCCTCACCCGCTGCCAAGTGCGAAGCTATGTCCGACCCGTCGTCCGCAAGGCCGGCGGGTTTTGCACATACAGTCATGGTCACGCGCATCCGAACGTTCCGCACGGCGCGTCAGGTCGATCAGGCCGCGAAGGCGGAGCGGGATTACGATCAGCGTCGGGCTCGTGAGAGCGAGACCCGCCGCCTCTATTGGACGCAGCGGTGGCGTGCCAAGGCCAAGGCGCAGCTCGCCGAGCATCCGCTGTGCATCATGTGCCAGGCCGAGGGCGTGATCGAACCGGCGACGGTGTGCGACCACGTCGTCCCGCATCGGGGCGATGTCGATCTGTTCTGGAATGGCGAGACGCAGAGCCTCTGCACGACGCACCATTCGAGGACGAAGCAGGCCGAGGAGGCCGCAGCCCGCCGCCGGAGGTGAGCGAGCCGGGCCGGCGAGTGCTGCGATGTAACTTACTGCGTCCTAACCCCTGATCTTCGTGCAGGCCGGGGGGGGGTAGGCAAAAGTCTAGGGCCCTAGACGGCCGCACCGGGCGCCTACTCTTCTTCGTGGCGTCGCGAAATTTTCCGCAGAATCTTTTTTTGGGAGGGTGAGGACAGCCTCGCCGGTTTGAGCATGGGCAGGCGCAAAGATCCTCCGGCGGTCCAGGCCGCGAAAGGCTTCCCCGGTCGCCGGCGAAAAGCCGTCGAGACCGAGGCCAAGGCGAAAGCCGTAGCGCCGTCAGGCGAGGAAGAGATCCTCGCCAGCCTCGACGTCGCGGGCCTTCGTCCGCCGCCGCGGTTCGCCCGGAAGGAGTTCAAGGAAGAGCGCGACGTCTGGATGGCGGTCGCGCCGCGGCTGAAGCAGACGCTTCGGGCTTCGGCCGAATTCCAGGCGCCGCTCGTCGCCTATTGCGACGCTGTCGCCCGCTACAACCGCTCGGTGCTCGAGCTGCGCCGCAAGGGCTACACCGTCAGCGTGAAGACCGTGTCGGGCGACAGCATGATGCGGGTCAACCCGGCCGAGAAGGTCCGCCAGCAGGCGCTGGTCGAGATCCTCGCACTCTCGGACCGCTTCGGCTTCACGCCGAAGGACAACTTCGCACTGCTGCTCGACCAGCGTCGAGTCCTCGAGGCCGGCGCCGGCCAGCGTCAGGGCGATCTCGGCCTGCCGAACCCGGGCGAAGGCCCTGCCGCTGCGCATGACCCGATCGGCGGCATGGACCGCTTCGACACCCCGCCGCCCGGCGCGCTGCCGAACTGAGCGCCGCCATGGAGACGAGCGCCGGGTCGATCGGCGCGGCGGCGCCCGATGCGCTCTGGCCGCTGCCGTCCTGGCTCGCCGAGCACGAGGGCGACGAGGCCTATGCCTGGGCGCTCTCGGCCTGGCGCCGGGCCGCGGCCCAGAAGGGCGCGTGGTTCGACGCCGCCAAGGCTGATGCCGTCGTCGCCAACTGGCCGCGCTGGTTCAAGCTGACGGCGGATCGCTTCGCCGGTGTGCCGTTCCGCCTGCTGAAGTGGCAGGATATCACGGTCAGGCTTCTGGTCGGCTGGAAGCGCCCGGCCGATCATGTCGATCCGCTGACCGGCAAGGCGATCGTCTATCACGTCCGCGTCTTCTCGCGGCTGCTGCTGTGGGTGCCGCGCAAGAACGGCAAGAGCGAGTTCCTGGCGGCGTTGTCGCTGCTGTTCTTCGTCCATGAGCGTCTGGTCGGGTCGGAGGGTTACTGCTTCGCCCGCGACGAGGATCAGGCAAAGATCACCTTCGGCCGCATGAAGAGCATGCTGCTGAAGGATCCACAACTCACCGGCGGCGCCACGCCGCGCGTGACCATGACGGCCAAGGGCATCTACGTCGCCGAGACGTCGAGCCTGTTCCAGCTGCTCTCGGGCAAGCCCGACGGCAAGCACGGCCGCATGCCGCAGGTGATCACCGGCGACGAGATGCACGAGTGGGACACGCGCGACCTGGAGGACAATCTTCGCCAGGGCACGGGCACCCGGCTCCAGCCGATGGAGCTCTATGCCTCGACCGCCGGGCTGAAGAGCCGCGTCGTCGGCTATGGGCTCTGGGAAGAGACGCAGTCGATCCTCGACGGCGGCGGCGACGGTGACGCCACACTGGCCGTCGTCTTCGCGGCCGGGCCCGACGACGACTGGCAAGATGAGAAGGTCTGGGCCCGCGCGAACCCGACCATCGGCCTGACGCCGACATGGGACTATCTGCGTAAGGAAGCGCGCAAGGCGAAGGATAGCCCCCGCGCCGAAGCCGCGTTCCGGCGCTACCACCTCAACCAGTGGGTGGAGCAGACCGTCCGTTGGCTGAAGCGCGAAAGCTGGCTCGCCTGCGCGCCCGATCCGGAGGCCTGGCGCACGCGGCGCGAGGAGCTGGCCGGGAGGCGCTGCGCCATCGCGATCGACGTCTCCTCGACGCAGGACATCACCGCGAAGGTGCAGATCTTCGAGCCGGAAAAGCCCGGCGACCGCTACCTGCTGCTGCCGCGGTTCTGGATTCCGGAAGAGAAGCTGGCGTCCCGCCGGAAGCTGGACCGGATCACCTCCTGGCAAAAATGGGTCGACATCGGCGCCCTGGAGACCACGCCGGGCAACGCCGTCGATCAGAACTACGTGATGAAGGCGGTGAAGGAAGACCTCGCCGACTTCGACGTCTCGGCGATCGGCTTCGACCCGTGGAACGCGGCCAAGCTGATCGGCGATCTGCAGCGTGACGGTGTCGATCCCGACGTTCTCGTCGAGATGCGGCAGGGCATCCTCACCCTGGGCGAACCTTCAAAGGAATTCGAGCGGCTGATCCTGGCCGGTCTCATGGATCATGGCGGGCACCCGGTGCTCGGCTGGATGGCGGGGCATGTGCAGGTGCGCTTCGACGAGAACATGAACTTCATGCCGGCCCGCAAGCGCTCGGCCGACAAGATCGACGGCATCGTCGCCAGCGTCATGGCGCTCGGGCTGACGATGAATCAGGAAACCGCGGTGCTCTCCCCCTGGGAGAACCCTGAATTCAGGATGGAAGTCTGATGGCGCGGCGTTCCCGTGCGGAGCAGCGGAACGCTGGCGGTGCCATGGTTCCGGTCTCGGCCGACAACTTCTTCGAGCTGTTTGGTCTGGGGAGCTATGGGCTCTCCGCGTCGGGGGTCAGCGTCACCACCAACAGCGCGCTCGGCGTTCCCGCGATCTGGGCAGCGGTCAACTTCCTGTCGGGCACGCTGGCGTCCCTGCCGCTGCATCTCTACCGCCGCACGCGGAAGGGGCGCACGAAGGTCAAGGGGCCGCTCGCCGACCTTCTGCACGATGCCGTCAACGACGAGACGACCTCCTACGCCTGGCGCAAGCTGATCTGGTCGCAGGTGATGACCGGTGGACGCGCCGTCACCTTCATCGAGCGCAATGCCGCCAGGGGCGTGCTCAACTTCTGGCCGCTCGACCCCTCCGGCGTCACCGTCAAGCGCGAAGAGGGGCGCAAGATCTACAGCTATCGCGACGGGTCGCGCACCGTGTCCTACGCCGCGAGCGAGGTTATCGACCTGCCCTTCATGCTGAAGGAGAACGGCGTCGATCATCGCGGGCCGATCGCGGCGAACAAGGATGTGATCGGCATGGCGATTGCGGCGACGCAATACGCCAGCAAGTTCTTCCAGGGTGGCGGCGTGCCCCCCTTCGCGATCACCGGCAAATTCGCGACGCCGGCTGGCCTGCAGCGCGCCGCCGAAGATCTCCGCGGCGCCGTGCTCAAGGCGGCGAAGGAGCAGCGTCAGGCGCTGGTGCTGCCCGAAGGGCTGGAGATCAAGCCGATCGGTGCCGATCCGGAGAAGGCTCAGCTGATCGAGGTGCATCGGTTTCTGATCGAGCAGATCGCCCGCATCTATTCGCTGCCGCCGCTCTTTCTGCAGGATCTGTCCCGGCTCACCTATTCGAACGCCGAGCAGCAGGATCTGCACCTGGTCAAGCACACGCTGATGGGGTGGGTGGATCAGTTCGAGAAAGAGCTGAACCTGAAGCTCTTCGGCCGTCAGCCGGGGGCGTTGTATGTCGAGGCCAATCTCGACGGCATGCTGCGCGGGGATTTCAAAACCCGCATGGAAGGCTACGCGACGGCGATCCAGCACGGTGTGCTGCAGCCGAACGAAGCCCGCCGGATGGAGAACCGCGAGGACGCCGAGGGTGGCGACCGGCTCTTCATGCAAGGCGCGATGATGCCTCTTCCCCAGCTTGGGACCGCGCCATCGACGGCGCCTGTCACGGGAGATCAGACCGATGCAGCGTGAAACCCGCGGCGGAATTCCGGCCGAAATTCGTGCCGACGATGCCGGAATCAGGGTGTCGGGCTATGCGGCCGTGTTCAACGAAGCGGCCGATATCGGCGGCTATTTCACCGAGATCATCGCGCCGGGAGCCTTCCGGGCCGCGATCGGCCGCGACGACGTCGTGTTCCTCATCAACCACGAGGGCCTGCCGCTGGCGCGCACACGCTCGGGCACGCTGACGCTGGTGGAAGACGAGCGTGGTCTGCGGATGGAAACCGTGCTCGACGCCGCCGATCCCGATGTGCAGGCGATCGTGCCGAAAATGAAGCGCGGCGATCTCGACAAGATGTCGTTTGCCTTCCGCGCCACGAAGCAGGAGTGGGACGAGACGGTCGACCCGCCGCGTCGCACCGTGACCGAGGCCGAGCTGTTCGACGTCTCGATCGTCACCACGCCGGCCTATGACGGTACCGAGATCGGCCTGCGCGCGCTGGAGAGCGCGCGCGCGGCCCGCAACCATTCATCCGCAGCGCATCGCGTCCGGATGAAGATGAACCTCCGCAAGCGCAAGCTCGCGTGAGAGGGCCAGCGCTGCGCGCCTGAGCCATTTCCTGAAACCCACTGCAAGGAGATCATGATGCTCAAGGAGCTTCGTGAACAGCAGGCGCGCATCGCGACGAACGCGCGCGCCAAGTTCGATGAGATCAAGAACGACACCCCCGCCGAGCGCGCGGCCGAGATCGAACGCGAGTTCGATGCGATGATGGCCGAGCACGACACCATCGGCGAGCGCATCGCCCGCGCCGAGCGCCTCGATGCGGCCGAGCGCGCGGCCAATGCGCCCGATCCGCGCCGTCCGCGTGGCGATGCCGAGGGCCGCGGTGTCGACGAGGGCGACCGGCCGGTCGACTACCGCACCGCCTTCCACGAGTACATCCGCAGCGCCGGCCAGCTCGGCGCCATGCGCCCCGAGGCGCGGGCCGTGCTCGAAAGCGGCTTCCAGCAGATCGAGAGCCGCGCCCAGACCACCAGCAACGCCGCCGGCGGCTACACCGTCCCGGTCGAGCTGATGAACATCCTCGTCCGCAGCATGGTCGCCTGGGGCCCGATGTATGACGAGAACATCGCCACCGTGATCCCGACCACGGGCGGCGGCGTCATGACCATGCCGACGGTGAACGACACCGCCGTGCCGGCCGTGGCTCACACCGAAGGGGCCACGCTGACCGACGATGGCGGCTCGGATGTCACCTTCGGCCAGAAGTCGCTGGAGGCCTACGCCTTCAACACCGAGTGGATCCGCGTGTCGAAGGAGTTGGCCGACGACAGCATCCTCGCCATGGAGACGCTGCTCGGCTCCCTGCTGGGCGAGCGCCTCGGTCGCATCGCGAACCTGCGCCTGACCACCGGTTCCGGCTCCAGCGCGCCCAACGGCATCGTCACCGCGTCCAGCCTCGGAAAGACCGCCGCCGCCACGGCCGCGATCACCTGGGACGAGATCATGGACCTTGAGCACTCGGTCGACCCGGCCTATCGGGTTTCGCCGCGCTGCCGCTACATGTTCAACGATGCCACGCTGCTCGCCGCCCGCAAGCTCAAGGATGGCGACGGCAACTATCTCTGGCAGGCGGGCAACGTCCAGACCGGCGTGCCGGCGACCTTCAACGGCCGCCCGTACTCGATCAATCAGGCCATGGACAGCCTGGCTGCGGCCAAGAAGGTCATGCTCTTCGGCGACTTCAGCAAGTACTACGTCCGCAAGGTCGGTGCCCCGCTTATCGGCGCGCTGCAGGACAAGGACTTCTGGCCGGGCTTCGGCATCGCCGGCTACATCCGGTTCGACGGCGAGCTGTCCGACACCGCCGCCGTCAAGCATCTGATCACCGCCGCGAGCTGATCGCTCGGCTGACCAAGGGCGGCGGCATCCGTGCCGCCGCCTCTGTGAGCCGAGAGGAGGTCTCCGATGAAGATCAAGATGCTGGCCGGTTTTTCCGGCGAATGGTCCTGCAATCGCGGCGATGAGATCGAGCGGCCCCGCAAGGAGGCGCTTCGGCTGATCGAGGCCGGCTATGCCGTGGCCGTCCGTGAGGACAAGCCCGAAACCGCGACGAAGAAGACCAGGGGTGTGGAGCGCGCGGCCAAATGAGCCTGTGGGATCGCGTCGTCATCGCAACGCCGCCGGCCTCTCCGGTGGACACTCTGCTGTCGCTCGACGCGATCCGCAGGCATGTCGTCATCGACGATGCGACCAGCGACGGCGAGCTGACCCTCTTCCTCCGGGAGGCTGTCGCGATGATCGACGGCCCCCAAGGCATCGGCTACGCCCTGCTGGAGCAGTCCTGGCGGCTTTCGCTCGACTGCTTCCCGGGTGAGATCACCCTGCTGGGCGCGCCGGTCCAGTCGGTCGACGAGATCGTCTATCGTGCAAGCGACGGCACGCTGCAGACCCTCGCATCGTCCGATTATGCCTATGATCTCGACCGTTCGCCCATCGTCGTTCGGCCGGCTTATGGCAAGTCGTGGCCGGCGACGCGTTACGAGCCGGGCGCGATCAAGATCACCTATTCGCTCGGCCTTCCGGCTGGGGACGACGTCAATCCGCGCCTGATGGCCGCGTTGCTGCTCCATATCGGCTACCGCGACAAGTTTCGCGAGGGCGCTGGCGTGGCCAAGGTCCAGGAGTATCCGATGGCGATCTCGTCGCTCCTGCGCGATTTCAGACAATTCTCGGTGACGGCGTGACGCCCGGCGGCCTGATGCGACAGAGCCGTGTGCGCTTCGACCGGAGGACGCCGGGCGCAGACGACGGCTACGGCAACACGCTTCCCGAAAGCTGGAGCGAGGTCGCGACCGTCTCGGGCTACTGCTCGATGAAGCCGGGCAAGGAAGCGCTGGAGGCCGGGCGGCTGGAATCGTCCAGTCTCGGCTCGCTGATGGTGCGCCGCAGCCCCACGACTGCGTCGCTGACGGCGGCGGATCGGGCCGTGTTCGTGGCGGGGCCTTTCGCCGGCCGTTCCTGCCAGATCCGCGATGTCGGCCCGACCGAAGACTTTCGCGAGATCCGGCTGGTGATCGAATTCGGCGTCGGCCTCTGATGCCCCGCGTCACCTTCGCCCGCGCCTGGGACTGCCTCGCCCGTCCCGGCGTCGTGGTCGCCTATCGGGCCGGGTTCTCCGGCCTGATCCCCACCGACCATGCGCGGCGCGCCCGCGCCGCCGGAGTTCTCGACGATGGCCAGAGCCCCTCGATCGGCCGCGAGCCTGCAGCGCTTCGAGCGGCGGCTGGCGAAGATCCCGCTCGACGTGCGCGCGGCGGCGGCGACCGAGGCGCTGCTGGCGGCGCTGGCGCTGAGTGAGGCGATGCGACAGGTCGTGCCGGTCCGGACCGGAAAGACGAAGAGCACCATCCGCGTCGAGCGCGGCAAGCGCGGCGACCGCTTCCATGTGAGGGCCGGCGGCTCGGCGACGACGGAAGCCGGCTTCGACACGGCGACCGCGTCGGAATGGGGCACGCAGAAGGAAAAGGCGAAACCCTGGTTCTACGCGACCTGGCGCCGCAACCGGAAGCAGATCCGCGCCGGGCTCGACCACGAGATCAAGAAGGCCGTGCGAAAATCCAATGGCTGACCCCTCGCTGGCGCTGCAGGGCGCAATCAACACGAAGCTGCGGGCTGATGTCGCGGCCGTCGCGGGGCGCGTGCTCGATCGCGTCCCGGCCAATGTCACCTTTCCCTATATCGAGATCGGCGATTTCCAGACGGTCGACGATGGCGCGCAGTGCCATGACGGGGTCGAGATCTACGCGACCCTGCACATCTGGTCGCGCGCCGTCGGCCAGGTCGAAGCGAAGACGATTGCGGGCGCGGTGCGTGGCTCGCTGCACGAGGCGCCGCTGAGCCTGGGCTCGGCGTGGCAGTTCATCGAAATCGCGCATCAGGACACGCGCCACCTCAAAGACCCCGACGGCGTCACCAGCCACTCCGTCATCACCTTCCGGGCGCTGGTCGCCTCGGCCTGAACCACCTCTCCTGTCCCCATCCATCCCCAACGGAGGCCGCCATGGCTAAACCGACTGTTCTCTCGTTTGGCGCCGGCATCGTCTTCCTCGGCGACGGCGCTGACCCGGAAGTCTTCACCAAGCTCTGCGGGTTCAATTCGATGTCGCTCTCGATCGAAAAGGACACCAACGACGTCACGGTGCCCGACTGCGACGATCCCGATGCGGCGGCCTGGCAGTCGACCGACGTGCTCTCGCTCGCCTGGTCGATGGAGTTCGAAGGCGTCTACGCCAAGGAATCCTCCGACCTCATCTGGGATGCGGTCTCCTCCGGCCAGGCGAAGAACCTTCGCGTCCATCTGGTCGGCGCCGGCAGCGGCTCCGGCACGCCGGATCTGCGCTTTTCGGGCGCCGGGCATTTCGGGCTGGAGCTCACCGGCGAGCGCGGCAGCAAGTGGCAGAACACCCTGCCCGTCACGGGTGACGGCGAGCTGGTCCGCACCAAGGTCGCGGCGCTGGCATGAGCCTGTGCAAGATCGAGCTGGAGTGGGCGGACGGAACCTATCCGTTCTGCCTGCCGCTGGCGCAGCTCGAGGAGCTGCAGAGCCATTGCGACGCCGGGCCGATGGTCATCGCCGATCGGCTGCAGCATGGCCGCTGGAAGACGCAAGACGTCTACCAGACGATTCGGCTGGGCCTGATCGGCGGCGGCATGGCGCCGGTCGACGCGCTGCGGCTGTGCAAGCTCTACATCACCGACCGGCCCTGGGGCGAAAGCGCCTTGCCGGCCCTGGCGATCATCAACGCGGCCCTGTTCGGCAAGCCCGATGAACCCGTGGGAAAATCGCCGGCGCGGGGGACAGGAGCGGCCCGCCGCGCCGCAACGGCAAGCTCGACTTCCGGGACTTCTACGGCCTCGGCGTCGTGATGGGCTTCACGCCGCAGCAGATCGGCGCGATGTCGCTCTGGCAGTTCATGGCCTGCGCCGATGGCTGGGCCCGCGCCAACAGCCCCGAAGCCGCCAAGCGGACGAATGACGACCAGAGCGACGCGGTGCGCGCCCTGTTCGATGCGGCGCCGGATTATGTGCTCTAGGGCTGCGACCCCTTGATCGCACGTTCGAGCGCTTCGCGATCCGACATCTGCAGCAGCCGCTTGATCTCTTCGGTGTCGACGGGCTGCGTCAGCTTGGCGAGGTCGGCCACCAGTGCTTCGACATTGACCCGGCAGCGCACCTCATCGGCCGCCCGGGTCTGCGCCGTCAACAGTCCGCCGGCCACGAAACCGGCGGCCACCATCAATCCCATCACGATCCTGGTCTGCATCTCTCGGCCTCCTGGCTGGGCTTGCGACGAGCGGAACCTTGCACATGGCAGATGATCTTGTCGTCAGTGTCGGTGCCAACATCGCGGCGCTGGAGCGCCAGATGAAGGCGGCGGCGCGGTCTGGCGAGGCTGCGGCCGAGGATATTGAGAGCCGCTTCCGAAAGGTCAACCCGACGATCTCGACCTCGGCGCTGACCGGGGCGCTGAAGGGCTTCGCCGCGGCTTTTACTGTGGATCGCCTGATCCGTGGCCTCGCCGACGCCAATGCCGAGCTTGTACGCATCGGCGAGACGGCCAAGCGCGTCGGGCTCGATCTGCAGCGCTTCCAGGAGCTGCAGTTCGCCGGCCGGCAGAGCGGCCTCTCGGGCAAGGATTTCGGATCCGGAATCGAAGGGCTGGCGGAAAAGCTCAATGAGGCCCGGCAGAAGGAAAACGAGCTGTCGCAGCTCTTTTCCGACAACAACATCAAGCTGAAGGACCGCAAGGGCGAGGTCATCGGCGTCAATGAGGCGCTGGGCAAGGCGGCCGAGCTGGTGCGCAATGCCGCGACCGAGTTCGACAAGATCAAGATCGCCGAAGCACTGGGCCTGACGCGCGATTGGGTGCCCCTCCTGGAGCAGGGCGCGACGGCGATCAACCGGCAAGCCTCGGCCGCGCGCGACGCCGGCGCCGTCATCGATTCCGACATCATCCAGAAGGCCAAGGATTTCGAGCGCGACTGGGCGGCGGCGATCGACCGCTGGGCGACGATCTTCAAGGCGAATGCCGGTTCGATCATCGGTGTGATCGACACGATCATCGGCAAGGCGAGCCAGCTTTTCGCGGGGCTCGATAACTACTCCAAGCGGGTCCAGGCCGTCGCGGACATCGAAAAGAACGGGCTTTCCGGCGCGAGCCGGGAGACGCTGACCTATACCAAGCGTGCCTTCGGTGCCGATGCCGACCCGATCGTCAATCGCCGCCTGGAGCAGTTTTCGGAGCAGGATCGCGAGGCCGCGCGCGGCGGTGGCTTCGCCCGGACGAAGTCCCGCAGGCAGTTTGAGGCCGAGCAGGCTGCGGCCAACTCGGGCACTCGCACGAACACGTCCTCCCTCTATGGCGGAAAGAAGGGCGGCGGGGGTGGGGGCAGGGCCGAGGATGACGAGGCGCAGGCCCGGCTGGAGCGCTATATCGAGACGCTGATGCGGCAGAACTCGGTGCTCGATGCCGAGATTGCCACCTTCGGCAAGAGCAATGCGGAGAAGCGAGCCGCGGTCGAGCTGGCCAAGGCGCAGGTCGATCTCGCCAAGCTCGACGAGACCGAGCGGCAGAAGATCATCGCCTCGCTCACCAAGGAGATCGAGCTCTCCGAGCAGAAGCGCAAGCAACTCGCCGATCTGAAGCTGGCGCAGGACGGTCTGCGCGATGCGCAGAAGTATTTCGGCGACGCTGCGGTCGACGCGCTCGAGGATCTGATCGTCAACGGCGCCAAGGCCGAGGATGTGGTGAAGAACCTAGCCAAGTCGCTCGCCAAGGCTGCGCTGCAGGCGGCGCTGATGGGGTCTGGTCCGCTGGCCGGCGTCTTCGGGACGGCGGGCACCAATGGCGGGGCCGGTGGCATCTTCGGGCTGTTGCCGAGCTTGTTCGGGCGCGCCACCGGCGGGCCGGTCAATGCCGGCCAGCCCTACCGGGTCGGCGAGCGCGGGCCGGAGACGTTCGTCCCGACCTCACCCGGGCGGATCGTCGCCAACGGTGCCTCTGCTGGATCGACCTATGCACCTGTTTACCAGATCGATGCGCGCGGCGCCGATCAGGCGGCGATCGCGCGGCTGGAAGCCGGCCTTGCGGCCCGCGACCGCTCGTTCGCGCGCAGTGTCCAAGGCGTGATGCGGCAGACCGAACTCCGGGGCACGAGGGGCTGATGCGACGCCTGATCGACTGGCCGCGCGACCTGCGCTGGCAGAGCCGCGAACCCCTGAGCGGGCCGCGCAGCGTAGGCTCCGGTTCATCCGAGGGGCTCGGCGGTTTTCTGCAAAGCTTCGCCTCGCCTTTCGGGCTGTGGCGCTGGTCCTTCGCCTTTCCGCCGCTAAAGGGCGAGGCGTTCCGGCGCTATCGCGGCACGATCATGGCACTACATGGCGGGGCCAACGCCGTGCGCGTGCCGTTCTGCGACCCCGACGGTCTCGGCTGGGCCACGTCCGGCGTCGCGCTCGGCGGCGTGTCGCCGCGCGCCGGCCTGCCCTGGGGCAATGGACAGCCCTGGGGCGACGGCCGCAACTGGCGGCTGGGCCGCCCGGTGGTGCCGCTCGCTCTGGCCTCGACGCAGGGTTATGACGAGATCGCGCTGGCCGATTCAGCCTGGGGCTACCGGCTCGGCATCGGCGACATGATCGGCTTCGCGCCGTTCCATTTCGGCCTCTACTTCGTCACCGAGGTGATCTCGGCAGGGCGCTATCGCATCTGGCCGCCGCTGCGCCGCGCCGTCGCGGCCCATGATCTCGCCACGCTGGCGCCCGTGCTGGCTATGCGGCTGGAAAGCGAGAGCAGCGCCGGGGCCGGGCGCGGGCCGGCTCGGGCCGAAGGCCTGACCATGACTCTCGTCGAGATCGAGGACGCGGACCTGCGGGCCTATTACGCATGAGCATCCTGTTCACCGATGTCGAGATCGACGACCTCGCGGCGCCGCATGTGGCGCGCGCCTGGTTCGTTCGGCTCGACCTGCCGGGCGGTATCGCGCGGCTGCATTCGGGCGTCGGTACGCTGACGGTCGGCGGCGAGACCTGGAAGGGCGTCTCCGATCCTATCGGCGGGCGTCTGGTCTCGATCGCGGGCGTCGAGGAGCCCGCCTTCGGGCAGGCGGCGGCCGTAACGCTGGTGCTGAGCGGGGCCGATCGCGCCTTCCTGCAGTCTGTCCATGCGACGCGCCGCGAGATCGAGGGGCGCGAAGCCAACATCTACTGGTGCGCCTTCGACGGTGAGACGCAGCAGCCGCTGATGGGGCTGAAGGGCCTGTTCACGCGCGGGAAAATGTCGGCGCCATCAATTCAGTGGAGCGGGCTCGGCGTGCGCACGGTGACGCTGACGATCGAGAACGTCTGGGCCTCGCAAAACTTCAAGCCGGGGCGCCGCTGGAACCCGGCCGACCAACAGCGGCTGTTCCCCGGCGACAGGGGGCTCGATTTCGTCGGCGTGTCCGTCCAGGAAAACTGGACGTCATGAGTGCCGAGGCTATGGCGCAGCGCGCGCGGCAGGCGCGGCTGCAGGCGCATATCGACGCCGTCGCGGATCGTCCCTGCATCTGGGGCCGGGACGACTGCACGCGCTGGGCGGCCGATTGGGTCGAGGCCGAGCGCGGCATGGATCTGGGCCTGCCGGCCTATCGCAGCGAGGATGAGGCGCGCCTCCGGATTGCGGCGGCCGGCGGCCTGCTCGGCCTGTGGCGCGAGCGCCTCGGCGCGTCCGGCATCTTCACGACCGTTCTGCCTGGCTATGGCGATGTCGGGCTGGTCGAGACACGGCTCGGCCCGGTCGGCGTCATCGTCGCGCATGACGGGGTCTGCGCGCTGCGCAGCGTGTCCGGCGTCAGCTTCCTGCGCCCGCGGCGCTTTCTCGAGGCCTGGGCTGTGGCGCCATGCTGAAGTTGGTCCTGCTGTCCTGCGCGGCGCTTGGCGCCAGCGTCACGCCGGCGCTTGCCGACCCGATTTCGTTGACGCTGATCGGCGTCAACGCGCTTCTCGGCACATCGCTGACGGCCTCGACCGTCATCGTCGGCACGCTGACGATCGGCCAGGCGATCGGCACGGCGCTCGCTGTCGGCGGCAGCCTTCTGGTCAGTGCGCTCAACCGCCCGAAGAAAGGCCGCGGCGGAATCGACCCCAGTGCGGCTCGCAGCACCTTCGAGACGTCGCAATCGGGCGAGATCAGGTGCGTCGGCCGCGCCCGCATCGGCGGGATCAAAATCTTCGGCAATACGGCCCTACTCGACCGCTGGCGGCTGATCGCACATTGCCGCGGGCCCATTTCAGGCGTCGAAGAGCACTTCCTCGGTGGGCGCGAAGTGATCGTCGAGAGTGATGGCCGGGTCTCGACGCCGCCCTATCGCAACGAGGCCGGTTCCTATGTCTATATCTACGGAAAGGGAGGTAACTCGGCAGAGGTTGCGTGGCCCGGCCTCATCTCGGCCTTCCCGCAGCAATGGACGGCGGCGCATCGGGTTCGCGGCATCGCGCAGACCGTGATCCGCTACGTCTCGCCGGGGTTGGGCGATGCTACGGCGCAGGAGAAGTTCCAGCAGCTCTACCAGTCGGGCGCACCGGAGTATGAGCGCGTCCAGCGCGGCGAGCTGATCTATGACCCGCGCACCGGATCCTCGGCCTGGTCCGACAATGGCGTGCTCGTGGTGCTGCACATCCTGCTCGGCTTCCCCGAGTTCGATCTGGCCGATTTCGACACGGCCTTTATCGCTGCGGAAGCCGACCTTGCCGACGAGTTGGTCGCGACGCGCACGGGCCCGGAGCCGCGCTCGCGAGCTTGGGGTGTGTGGGATGACGCGGAAACCGATCGGGGCGAGCTACTGCGGCAGGTTCTGCTCTCGACAGGTTGCGAGCTCGTGGCGCGGCCGGGCGATCTGCTCGGTATCCGGCTGGTCGACGACGAGCGCGAAGCCGAGATTACCATACCGTGGCGGCACATCGTCGAGTTCGGTCTGAAGGCCGGGCCGGACGGTGTCGAGCGCCCCAACCGCTGCCGCGTCAAATACTACTCGCCTGAGCGCAACTACGATATGGCCGAGATCAATCTCGTTTTCGATCCGACGGCTGTGCCGGCGGTTCCTCTGGCTTGGTCGGTGGCGCAGGATGAGATCGACCGCGTCGGCGAGCGCTCCGTGGAGTATGTGTTGCCCTTCTGCCCCTCGGGCGCACAGGCGCAGCGGATAGCCCGACGGCTCTTTGCAACGGCGCGGGCTGACAGCGGCATCGTGCAGACAAATCTCGCGGGTCTAGCCTGCTGGGGGGCGAGAACGGTTGCCTTCGAGATCGAGGATCTCGGCCAGACGCTGGTCTGTGAGGTTCAGCCCGCGCGTGTGGACGATGCGGCGGGTCTCGTCGAGATGCCGTTTGTCGTGGCGCCGGGCCTTGCGCCATGGAACCCGGCTGCCGACGAGGCGCTGCCGCCGGACACCCTGCCGGACATGCAGTATTTCAGCCAGTCGGTCGCGGCGCCCAGCCTGCCGCCCGCCGGCGTGACGGTTGTCTACTATCCCGTTGCCGCGAGTTACGAGACGCGCGTCTCCTTCCCAAGCATTCCGGGGGGGCTGTCCTATTACGAGGCGGTTTTCCGAGCGTTCCCCGGCGGGCTGCCTTCGACCTGGTCGAGCTTCGTCGCGGAGACCCTGCCCTATGCCTGGGCGTCCGGCTCGCTCGCCGGGCAGGACATCGACATCCGCTTCCGTCTGTTTGATCTCGAAATCGGCCCGACGCCCTGGTCGCCCATCCTGTCGGCGGTGCCGGAGGTCGACCCGTCGCCG